GTTCCTCGGCGCTGGAACTCCACGGGCACGCCCAAGGCGTCACCCACGGCCACGCCCAGAATCAGCGAAAGAGGCTTGTCGTCCGCCTTTTCGTAATACTCACATGGCGCACCATCGAAATAAACGTCATTGGGCTTGTTGTCTGGGGATTCAAAAATCTCGCAGTTGCCCGTATCTGCCCTGTCAAGCGGGCTGCCGTCCTCGGCAACCGTTGCCCGGAACAGGCAGGTTTCACAGGCTACCGCATTAGGCCCCTGCGTATTCCATATCTCGCTTTCCCATCGTGGACGCTTGCCGCTCATGTCTGTTCCCCGCCTCATATCTGTTCGACGACTTCAAGTTCAAACGTCAGTGCTCCGTCCGCCGTCTTTTCCACCTTTGATACTTTGAATTTCGTCCCGCGCTGGATGATGGTTTCATCCTCATAACTGAAATATTCCTGTGTTCTTTTGCCGTCCCATTCTCGTTTATCGCCGTAGCCGTAATGGCTGAACGGCTCTGAATACATCATCTTGGTGCCCCTGGGACAGTAAATGCGGAAGATGAAGCCCCCGAACCCCTGCCCCTTGGCGCTGCCGCAGGAACAAAACGCGTGTTCAACCTTCTCTTTCCCCTCCAGCGCTTCCTTTAATTCCGCCAACGACCACTTCCAAAACGCCTCTTCCGGCAGTTCCAGAAAAGCCGCCGCGCCCGCTGCGGTTTCAATGCCGCGTTGCAGCCAGATGTCCCTGTCATAGGTCGAGCGGCTGATGACCTCGGTCATGTGGCGGATGGCCTCTCCACGGCCTTCGGCATCCAGGTCGACTTTGCCCACGCCCTTAAAGTTACCCCACCGCCCCTCGTGCCCGCGCAGGGGGCGGTTGAAACCGCCTGAACTTTGCGTGTAGGCGTACAGTGCGTCCTTTTCCGCCTTGTTTGCCGTGCTCCAGACATCCCCAGTGCGCGTCCGCATCACCGCATCCGCCTCCTGCGGCGCCTGCGCCCACAACGCCGCATCCTTGCGGGCCTGGGAATAGGGATTAAGAGTATCTTTACCACCATTTTTCAAAAGCGACAAGGAATCCTGGATATTTTTTTGCTTCTCCAGCAGATCGGCCAGCGTCTTGCCCGTGGCGTCGAATTCAGCAAGGTCGCTGAGGTAGCCCTCGAATTTCGCTGCCTCTTCCGGCGTCAGGCCACCGGCCTTCAGCTTCCCCTGAAAATACGCCTTCTTGTGCGGGATGGCCCCGGCCTTGGCACTCCAGTCCGCCGTGGTCACGGCGTCCATCCAGATGCCGCTGTACGTCTTGACGGGAAAGGCCGTTATCTGCGCCTCGACCTTCTTGGCCTGCGCTGACAGCTTTTTCTTTTCCGCCGAAACCTTCTTCTTTTGCAGGGCCGTCTGCAGTTCCGCCTTCTTCGCCTCCAGTTCGACTATTGCCTGCTTGTCCGTTGTGGCCTTGATGAGCGTCTCGACAGCGGAAATGTCCGCTTCCAGTTTCTTTTGCGTGAGCGGTTCCTTTTTCGGCACCGGCGGGGCCGTGTCCATGCCGTGCTTCTTGAGATCCAGCCCCGCGTCCGCCCAGTCCTTGCCGGGATTGTGCCTGAAGCCCTTGTCCGCGCCAGGAAAATGGACAAAATATTCCATGCCCGTCTTCGGATCCGTCCATACGCCGGCCTTGGGCATTTCCTTTTCCACGGTCAGCCCCTGCGCCTTCACCTGCCGCTCGGAGAGCGTGCGCACTCCGCACCGACAGCGAAACCCGTTGGGCGGGTAGTTGGTTGCCCAAAACTCATGGTCAGCCGGATAGACCTTGCCGTGCAGAATGGCATGGGAAGGACGCACCCGCCTGTCCATGACCGCGATATACTGCCAGTAGGGGCGTGACTCCTTCACGGCCTGCATTTTTTTGTACCGGCCGGCGCTGTAGGCGGTTTGCAGGTTGGTACGAAAGATGTTTTCCACCCGGTAATCATGCCAGCCCTGAGCCTGTATAGCCTCCACAATCCTTTTCTTGAAGTCCGCCAACGTTTCCCCGTTTTTCACGGCTTCCTCTATGGCGTCGCTTACAAGCTGCACAAGGTCATGCTTGGCCAACCCAGTGACGTAGAACGCCCGGTACCTGACTTCCTCGTTCAGTGCCTTGGCTTCCTCGTCCGTGAGCTTGGCACGCCATTTCCAGAACTCCAGCGCCGCGTCCGGCGTAACACCTTCTGCTATAATTTCCGGGTCCGGCAGGTCGAATCCAGGCTTTTTCTTAGTCATCTTCTTCTTCCTCCGCCTGAACCGCAGCTGCGCCAAACCCGGCAGCCGCAGTCATGGCGCGGGCAAGAAAACTCTCCAGCACGTCCGGGGCCATGGCCGGGGAAAGAAGCGCAGACAGACCTTCCTCCAGATCTTCATAGCTTTTGGCGGACCGTATCTCGTTCTCAATTTGCGTGACAAATTCTGCACTGGCTTTGAGTGCTCCGGGCAGCATTTTCACGATAGCCACGTCAAGATTGCCCTGAGCCTTTTCTGCAGTAGTCTTTTCCCAGCCAGATGGAGCCGAGAAATCCGCACCTGCGGCTGTCGCGCCTTCCGGCGGCATGGACTCATCCTCCAGCGTGAACTCTTCCGGCTTGAGCCCGAAGCGCCCAGTGAAGTATTCCCGCGTAAACTTCGCGCCCATTTCCCGTATTTTCCTGCCAAGGTCCGCCTGTACGTTCAAATCTTCCGGGTCGTCATATTCTGCCAGCGGCGCAAAAACTCCCGGCCCGGCGTTGACCTGGGCATACAGCCAGGTGATCTCGTTCCATGCGTCCGTGACCATGGCCTTGTCGGCATCAGCCAGATCATCGGCCACGTCCGCGTGCGTCTGCGCCGCTGCCTGAGAATTCTTGCCTTCCATTTCCACTGTCAGGGTCTGACCCATGAGAACCTTGGAGATAGCCCTGTCTTGTCGGGCAAGAAACTGCTCGTGGAGCTGCCCCTGCGTCTGCCCGGCGCCTTCCAGCTTAACGTTGGCGCCATAGGGGATCACGGCTACGGCATCCTGCACCATGCGCGAAAGCCCCCGTGCCATGTCCTGCTTCTCCAGCGCCGTGGCCCTGGCCGGAGCTTCACCGACTACCCAGGGCATACCATGGCGCTCAACAAAACGGGCATAGAAAGACAGGCCGCCGCGCTTAAAGCTCACCGGCCACAGGCATCGGCTCAATAGCCGTAAGCCATAAGGATTGTCGTAGGTGGCGTGGTGCGTGACTAATACGAACTTTCCCGCGGGCAACGGGCGTGGATCTGCGCAGAACAGGCCGTATTCTCCAACGAACACAGGCTGGTTCCGGCTGTCGAAACGGAACCAGTGATAGGGCTTCGGTACGATGTCAACGATATGCCACCAGTCCCCGTCAAAACGCCAAATAAGTTCCAGCGGAGTGAAGCCGTAAAAAGGCGCGTCAAGCATCCCGCTGACCACAGTACGCAGGTTGGTGCGCTCAAGGTCCTGCATGAAACGCCGGTGCAGTTCTTCCGCTTCCGGCGAGGGTGTTGCACCTTCCGGCGCTCCGGCCCGGAAAGTAAGATGGGGACAGTTCAGCACACGGTTCTTCCGGGAAAGCATCGCTGTCGTCACCTGGTCATCCGCTGAGAGCTCCTGCAGCACCCTGGCGTCGTCCCCGCGCCTGCGCAGCACCGGGTCTGGATCCGGCAAGGTGCTCAGCCAGCCCTCCAGTTCCCCGAAACATACGCCCGCATTTTGTCGCGTTGCCAGTTCCGTGGAAAGTTCCGCGCTGCTGAACGGCTGAAACGTTCCGTCCGGCATAAAAAGCCCATCTGCCATGTAAAAACCTCCGTTTCCCTGCCTTTGTGGCAAAAAAACGGAGGCCTTACCCTGAAAGGGCGCGTTCCATGCGAAGGTTTTCTGTCTGCTCACCAGCCACTCAAATCTAATCCGGGCATCCTTACCCCCACATACTCCCACGGTTCTACACTTCCCAGCTCCCTGCGCGCGTCCAGCATCATGGCGCAGGCTACCACGGCGTCTCCGTGCCTGCCGCCTGTCCTGTCCCTGGTACGCTGCTCCGGCACGCGGGCAACACCGCGCACCACACGCAGGCTGCGGAAGTCGGAAAGTACACCCGCATCCCTGGGCAGCACCAGCGTTTTGTCCTCAATGCCGCTCTTGAGCAGCGGCATGGTCTCTCTGTACCACGCCTCGGAAATCATCACCTCCCGCGCCCGTTCCGGCCCGTACTTCTGGCGGGCCGCCTCGGCCAGCGCGGAACCGTTGCCTCTTGCGTCAAGAGACACGCCGGAGAATCGCGGCAGGGAGCCGATGACGGCAAATAGTATCTGTTGCTGCGTTCGGTGCGGGCAGTCCCGCAGTTCCAGCACGAAAGGCGGGGTGAGCCGCAGGTCGCGCTGTTCTGTTGCGGGCCAGAACACGGAAAGGTCGCCGGACCGGCCGAAGTCCACGCCCATGAAATGGGCGCAGTCGCCGGGAAGTTCCCCCATAAGGGGAGCTAGGTTCGCCGCGATCCAGCCCCTGGTATAGGTTTCGGCCACGTCCAGCGGCCAGTCCACAAAATCCTCCGCCGGGGCAATCCATGTCACCACGGGGAGGGCTGCGTCCATGCACGCCTCAAGCATCGTTGTGGTCAGGTACGCTCCCGCCGAGCGCCGGGGAATACAAAAAAGCTCTTCATCCGCGCCGTCTCCGTAGTCCTCAATGATACCCGCCCGCCATGCATCCTCCGCCTCCCTCGTCCATTCGCGGGGCGGATGCGCACGCTTGCAGATAGTCCTGAACAGGCCGTCTGCTATGGCGTCATCAAGCGTGGTGCGGTGCAGGCTGTAGGCAAGCCGCCCGGCACGGATATCGTTAACAAGCTCATTAAAGGGGTTGTTTTCCCCGTTATGCGTGGAAAGGATAGATACGCTGCCGCCCCACATGAGCAGAGCGAAGGCCGCCTTCATCAGTTCGTCCAGGTCGTCCACAAAGGCAGCTTCGTCAATAATGACGCGTCCCTGCTTGGACCTCAGGGAACGGGCCTCGGAGGGCAGGCCCCACACGCTGAAGCCGGAGGCAAAGCGGATGCGGTACACCGTGATATCCCGGTCAGCGTCGCGCAGCACAAGCTCCTCCATGTCGTGGGCCAGCACGTCGAGAGCCTTGGCCCAGAACGCGCAGTCGCGGATGAATGTCTGCGTCATTTCCTTGTTGTACGACAGGTAGAAAGTGTCCTGCCCGCCTGCTTCGCGGCTCTTGGAGGCCTCCAGCACGGAAAGGAACGCTTCGCAGTACGATGCGCCGATGCGGCGCGATTTCTCCCACACGCGCACCCGGGCCGTGTCCGCCATCCAGCTGCGCTGATAAGGCAGAAATATGTCCGCCGCGCCCCCCATTACGCGCCTCCCTCCACTATGCCGATAGCCTTGCAGATATGCTGTGCCATGTCGCTGGAAAGGCCGCGCCTGCGCTCCTGCTCACCGGCATCATCCCTGGGCAGTCCGGCCTCCAGTTCGCCCAACAAATCAAGACAGCGCTTGATGTCCTGCACGGTCGCCGCCGTGATTTTGGAGGGATCGGCGAGGGCCATACCCAGCTTGCCCTCGACTGCCTGTTTCAGCGCAGCCACGGCATCGGCCCTCGTGGAAATTACAGGTCGGGCCTCAGGTTCGGCATAGGACGGAATCTTGCCGGAGGCGGCCAGCTCCGCCCGTTTCAGGGCCAGATTCTCAAGGGAGGCCACGGCAAACGCAGCCTGCGCAGCCTCCTTGCCATCCCCCGCTTCCAGAAGGCGTTCCAGGATAGCTTTGCGGCCCATGATGGTGTTGAAACGAATCTCGCTTTCTGCCTGTGCCAGCTGCTCCCGCCGCCTGGCCCACTGGAATTTCTGCCCCCAGGCTTTGAGCGTGGTGGCTGACACGCCCGTCAGCTCCGCCACCCGGGCATAGGAAAGACGCTCCTCGCAATATAGCTCCTGAGCCCGCCACACGGTGTCTGGCTCATGCTCCCAGCCCACGGCTAGTCCTCCAATTCGGCGTTCAGTATTTCGATACGTTTTTCTATATCGCGGATTTCCATTATCTGCTGGGCCAGCACGGCCATACCGTCTATGGCGTCCAGCTCCTGTATTTCGGACAGGGGAATGGCGGGATTCAGAATTTTCCGCAGTTTCACGAGGTTTTCCCTCGTTTTTGCTTCCAGACGTGCACGCTTTTCGCGCAAGCTCATTCTTTGCAGCTTAAAATCCATGCGCTCGCTCATATCAGATCCTACATCCTTCCTCTGGCGGCTTCACGGGCCATTGGACATTGCATGTTGTTTTCCGTCAGGACGGCCATACGTTGTAACGCTCCGATGCAGTTGGTGATGACATCGGACAAATCCTTGGCCATACGCTCGTAATTCTTTACCAGTTCTACGTTGTCGCGGTAGTATTTATCCGTCACGCTTTGGTTATCGCCCAGCTCCCTGATCATTTTCAGGGAATCATCCCTGTACGACGACAGAATGCGGGCGGTCTCCGCACTGTGCGCCTGCATTATCTCATCCGAGCGCTTCGTGCGCAGATGTTCAAAAAATAGCATGGCGATGATGACAAGCGCCGGGCCGGAAAGTGCCAGTGTGAGTAATCCCGGCACGCCAAGCTGTGTCAGCACGGCGGCGATGCTCTGAGCCGCTGTGACAAGGGCTTCAAGTTGCGTCGAATCTATCATTCTTTGTCTCCGGGGAGCTGCGCCTCATAACAGTTCAGGGCGTCTTCAAGCCCGGCCACATACGCCCGGATGCGGGCATCGCGAACGCGCAGCAGAGTGTAGCCCTCCCGGCTTTCAAGGAACACCCCTTTCATAGGCGGCAGTTCAGGCTTGGGGGGACGGGCACACCGCGCCACAGACACGACAGCGGGCGCAGGGGGCGGGTCTGACGCAGGCCTGGCGCAGCCGCTACAAAGGGCGATCAAGAGCATCAGAAAGGGCACGGCGCATCGCATTGTCCGGCACTCCTTTTTCTTCTTTCGGGGTCATGGCGCGCAGGGTCGCCTCGTCAAGCAGGGACTTCCATGCGTCTGCGTCCGCACGCGCTGCCGCCTCTCTGTCCAGGCAGGACTGCGCCTGCGCCTCAAGAGCGGCTTCGCCCTTTTGGGCCTGTTCGGCAAGAAGCTGCCAGCGGCCCGCTGCCTCCTGCCATGTTTTGAGATCGGTTTTCAGCGCAGAGCACATGGACTCTGCTTTTTGCAGGCGTATATACTGCACTGCGAAAGTACTGCCACAGATGATGACGGCCACAAGCAGAATAACAGCGGTTTTCATGCGTTCTCCGGGCCGGTGCTGATGTTGCGCTCAAAAAACATTTGCCCGGCCTTGGCTGTCTGGCTGCCTACGAGCAGTGTGACTTCCTCCCAGCCGAGATGGATGAAGTGCCCCTCCCAGAAGCAGCCCCATACCCACATTCCCAGCACCACTATGCAGACGCACATGGTCACGATACGCTGGCACGACCAGCCGCCGTCCAAACAGCGCAGGCTGTCGAGTATGCCAAGGCTCATCGCAGCCGCTCTGGGTATCGTCCCGTGGCTATCATGGAACAGATGGCGCGGGCGCGTCGTCCTGTCTGGTGATACCAGACAGAACTCCTGAGGTTTTCAGCGGCGCGGACGTATTCCCCGCGCCCGATCATGGGCAGGGTCGTATAAAAGCCAAGCAGGCCGCTCCCCTTAATGCCCCGCGCCTTGTCCCGGGCGCGGCCCACGCCCATGTTGTAGGCCATGTCCAGCAGGGCATCGGCCCTCACGTTATCACCACCGTTTCGCAGAGTGGCATAAACCGGACAGCGTTGCAGCAGGTCAGCATTGGTCGCCTGCAACTCCCACAGCATGGCCTCCTCAGCCTGCTCCCTGGTCCACGTCATGCCGCGATCGCGCAGAACCAGCAGCAGACTCGCCCCACGCAGCCCACCGCGCTGGACGCGTCCACGTATGTCCTCAAATGGGATGAAACGCGGGTGCGCCTCAAGATTGCTTCCGTATCCGATAGTGCAATAACCTGCCGGACAAAGGTAGGGCCGCAGAAAAAGGCCTTCAAACTCTCGCAGCAACGCCAGATAGGCGTCAGAAAAAGAACATTTCATGGATCCCTCTCATGTTCGGGAGTCGTTTGTCAGAGCCCTGCGGGCTTACAAACAGCAGCAGAGCCAGGATTGGGCCGTACCGCCGCGGGCCATTAACGGCGGCACGGCCTGGAGGAACGAACCGGCGAAAAAAACGGCCCGTCCCGGCAATCATGCCGAAACGGACCGCATCCTGCCCGGAAGGGGTGCACACTGTGCGAACTTTATTCGTCAAAATCCTTGCAGAGTTCCCGCACTTCATCCACACGGATGCGCACGGGGTTGTCCCTTAGACGTACCAGCCTGCCCTCGGCAATGTAGTTGTACACGGTGCGCTCTGACACATTCAGACAGTACGCAGCCTGCTTCACGTTCAGAAGATTTCGCCGGGCCAGCATTTCTTGTGGCGTCAGCGTGTACGGTCTGACAGGGGGAACGCCGCTGTACCGGATGGGCAGGGGAAGAGGAAAGCCAGCTGGGCGCTTCAGGGTGCAGTGGTCCGCACAGCCTATGCAGCAGAAGACATCGTCACGCACAAACCAGAACGGCTTGTGCCTCCTGCACAGGAAATAGGGGCATCCCAGCTTTTCGTACACGCTGCGGTCCGGTTCGGCATCATACGGCCGCCATCCCTCACGGGTCAGTGTCACGATCTCCTGTATGCGTGTTCTGGACATATCTCCTCCCTAAAACAGTCTGGAAAAAAGTTCTCTCCCTTCGAGGTCCGTCTGGGCACGGCAGGCTGCGCACTCTCTCCGATCCAGGCGGCGGCAGTGGGCGCAGCGGATTTCCTGCAGGGCCACTGCCAGATCTTCCCCTGTCAGCCCTGGGAGGGGTGGAGAACCGCTTTCTTCGGAGATGCCCCCGGACAGGGCAGCCCCGATTCGTGCTAACTGAACATCCGTTTTGCCAGGATATCTCCCGGACAAAACCATGTACACCGTGGCCCGTTTCAGTTCCGGGTGCGCCCGGCAAAAAGCATGGATGGATACATGAGATTCCAGAATCCGCTCCCGAAGCCGGTCTGCATAGCTATTCATCGCCTGTGCCTTCGGCTTTCTGCTTTTTGTCAAAAGCCTTTTCCCGACGTTGCAGGT